GTTGAAATTACTAGCACAAAAACCTGAGCCAAGAATTTGGGTATCAGACCAACAAGTTATTGGTGTAGGTAGTAGTAGTGGTAGTAGGAGAACTAAAACTCTTGCTAAAGACAAGCTAAAAGAAATTGAACGCTTTGTATTGTTGAACAATATTATTCCGATTGAGGATATTGAAATGGTTAAACAGGTAGCTAAAGAGCTATCAGTAAAAAGATAAGGTATAACTCTCAGTACTTTATCTGCCGTATAAGTAGAGGTGTGTTTTATAGTTTTCACACCTCTACTTTTTTTTATTTTTTTCTACGCATATGCATATGCATAATCTTTTTTTTAAATACTTGCACTTAAATCACAACCACATTACACTTAACTCATGAGTAATACAGACAATATCAAAGAAGTAACCTCTCTCATAGATGAGGCTACTAGAAAAATCAATGGTGGTAATGTCCATTGGTATGAGAGAATACCTAAAGAGGCTATTCCTTTTATTGAAACATTATCAAAGAGGGTTGCACAAGAAGGCACAAAAGCTAACGCTAGAGTAGTTAGTGAAATATTGGAACGAGAATATAATTTTATTGTTTCCCGTAGTCGTGTTCGTTTGTGGCTAGCAGACTTGGAGAAACAGTATGCCGAAAAATCCTAAAGAGAAAGACCTTGCAGAGCTTTTAGCTGAGGCTGAGAGCGATAAAGTAAAAGAGTTAAAGAACACTAACGAGAGATTGCTTAAACAAATCGACAAGCTGAAAGATAAAAAAGCTGATATGATTGAGGCAGTTTATCGTGGTGCTAAAGACGGCATGTCTACTCTCACACTTCCCAAAATATCTAAACCAACACCATCTAAAAAACGCACAAAACAAGAGGAGATTTGTGTGCCGTTGCTATCAGATATACAACTTGCGAAGAGAACCCCGGACTACGACAGTTCTGTAGCTGAGGAGAGAGTAATAAGATATGCACATAAGATTGTAAAACTTGCAGAGATACAGAGGGCTACACATAAAATAAATAAGTGTGCCGTATTATGTCTAGGAGATATAGTCGAAGGAGAGCTTATATTTCCAGGGCAGTCACATTTAATTGATAGTTCTTTGTATAGGCAAGTAACAGTAGATGGACCTAGAATGATGCACAGCTTCTTGTCAATTTTGTTAGAAAACTTTCAAGAAGTAGATGTATACTGGGTGATAGGTAATCATGGTGCTCTTGGGGGAAGGTCACGCAGAGATTACAATCCGGAAACGAATGCTGATAGAATGTTAGGAAAAATCTTACAGACTATGTTCAAGGGTGAAAAGAGAATAAACTTTATCATCCCTGAAGGCGTTGATAATCATTGGTACACAGTAGCTAATTTAGGGGAAGCTGCTAAGTTCTTTTGTTTCCATGGAGATAATATCCGTGGTTCAATGGGCGTTCCGTTTTACGGTTATAACAAGAAGATACTAGGTTGGAAAGCTCTTGCAGCAAATGGTTTGATGGAAGACTTTACACACGCAGTTGCAGGACATTATCACACACCAACATCACTATATATTAATGATGTTCGTGTATGGGTAAATGGTTCGACTGAAAGTTACAACAGTTATGCACAAGAACAGTTAGCTAGTATGGGTAGACCATCACAGTTTTGTTTGTTTGTGAAACCTGACAAAGGTGTAACTGCAGAATACTTAGTCAATTTAGAGGAATAGTATATGGCAAAAACAATTAATGTCAAAGCTGTTGAGTTTGCAGGAGTAGGTACAATACCTAAACTCTTAATAGAACAAGATGGCAAGTATGAACAAGTGCTTATAAAAGTAGGCATTACTCATATTGACAATGTTAAATTAGAAGAAGAATAAAAATAGTCAAAGGAGGCGTAGTGGCTAAATTTAATTTAAATGAATACGAAATGGTGGAAGATAGGCTCAAGAAGTTTTGGGCTGAAAATCCTAACGGTCGTATAGATACAAGCGTTGTACACATTACTGATGATGGTACATGTGTAACAATTAAAGCAGAGGTATTCCCTGATGCAAAGGTAGTGTTACCTGTGGCAACAGGAATAGCTCAAGAAACTAAAGGTCAAGGTGGCTTTGCTAATGCTGATGCGTGGATGGAAAACTGTGAAACATCTGCGATTGGTCGTGCATTAGGTAATTGGAAATATCAAGGCTCAAATAAGAAAAGACCTACAGTACAAGAAATGTCAAAGGTATCCACAACGCCAAAACCACAGGAGAAACCAGTAGTAAAAGGTAAAGAGTCAGGAACTTCTACTACTGGTACTCCTGCACAACAAGTAAAAGATGCAGGTTTTGGTGATATAAAATTTGACAAGCATCCTACTGGTGAACCTGCAATAAGTGACAAAGGTTTACTATGTATGTGTGGTTCTTTAGTTAAGTACTATAAAGATGTAGAAAAATCTAAAGCAACTAGTCCTGATTTTAGATGTACAGCTATGGGCAACTGTACTAAAGGAGATACAGTAGATGGTAAA